CGTTCCTCATAGTGCTTCAATGTGAAGTTTGTATAAGGACCATAACGTAGATCATCAGCGATATCGTACAACGTGGCTGCTTCTTTATTTTCACCTAGACGCAGTACACGACCGATAGATTGCAATGCTCGAATCTTACTCTTTGTTGGTGAAGAGAATATAATATTATGTAGATTACGAATATTAACGCCTGTTGAGAACGTTCCGTAACTTGCCACAATGATCGCATCGTTTTCTTGTTCAGTGATATGTCTCACTGCTTCACGATCTTCTGCTTCAACCCCACCGTGGATAAAGAATACTTTTCGCCCATTTGCTTTTTCAGTTATCCATTCATATAATAGTTTACCGTGTTTTTCGACATAAGTAAACAATACAAGACTATTGCCTTTGAGATTTAATGCAAGATCAGTGATGAATCGATTGCGCCCTTCGTGTTGAGTCAAGAAGTTCATTTCATCAGGATATGTGAATCCTTTGATTGATTTGCAAACTATTTCTGGATACTTCAATACAATACACTTAATGCTGAAGTTGGCTAATTGCTTTCGTTCAATAAGTTCTTTTGTGGAAATAACTTTGAACGTTGGTCCAAATAATCCTTCAAGAACTAACTTGTTTACTTTACTGTCATCAAGTGTACCTGTCGTACCAATACGCACATCACAGTTGATGAGTTTAGTCATGATAGAAGTCAGTGACTTGGCTTTGAACGTATGTGCTTCGTCGCCGATGATAAAATCAAACTGTGCAAAATATTTTTTTGGCATGTCATAAATTGACTGCCATGTAGAGATGATCAAATCACTATCAGGGATTTTACTTTCGCCACCATAAATCTTCTGACAATACTTGTCTACATCCCATCCGTTGACAGATGAGTAGTTCTTAAAGTCACTATGCATCTGAGTGACGAGATTAATCGTGGGAACAATCAACAATCCACGCTTCTTACCTGTGTTCAACAGGTGGCGGATCATCATATAGATGATTAGTGATTTTCCTGACGCTGTTGGTGAAATGAGTACAGTTCTCTTCTTCGTAAGTCCGACGCTAGAAGCGAGATACTGATAATCTCTCGGCTCCATCGGAAGTGATAGAGCGTTCGCAAGATTCTTTGTGTCAATCGGGTAGACTTCCTTTTCTTCATCGATATACTCGCAGGTGTAATTGCTGTCCTTGCAAAACTTTTTAATGTACGGAACTAAACCAAGATAGATTTGTCGTGTGTTTAGATTCAAAAGTCGAATCTTTCCGTCCCAGTATTTATTGCGAAAGGCAGGGGAAAATTGATAGCCTGGAGTTGAAAATGTAAAAAACTCTGACATCTCTTGCAAGATGGCAGGTTCAGCAGTCACTTGGACATAGATGTTATTTACTTTTTCAACAACGACGTGTTCTATCATCGAGCACCCTGGATAAACTTCTCCCAGCCCATGTACTCTTTCAACTGCCACGTGCGATTATTCAGTTCCTTCATGACGTTGGTGCAGAAACTTGCTGCTTCTTCGTGATAGGCTTTCTTGCGTTTGAGTTTAGCAAGATCATCGTCACCATCAAGATAGACTTGTATGTCTGATTTAAGAGTAAATCGAAATGGCTCCCAACCAAGTTTATCAAGTTCTTCTTGATCTAACTTGCCATTGTAATACATCCACTTCAAACGCTTGAGTTTGTCAAATTCTAATGCTGCTTTTCTTGCAGCAAGATTATGCAATGACAAGTATTTGTTGTATTTGTTATGAAGTAATGGAATGCGCAGGATTTCTTTTCCAGGCTCAGTTGTATCAACTTCTGAGTCTTTTTCCCATTGCTGCATTAATTCTTCGAGAGGAGGAGTTTCTATTTTCATAGAGCATAGTATATAACATCTTCAATCAAAAGACAAGTTAAAGCAAGAGTTGTCTTATATAAATTGCACCAGTATAATCACTATGTGGTGTTTCGCGGATAGTCTATACTTCTAGTTTCTCAATATCATAGTAAGAGAATCTAAAAGATACGTCGCAAGTTACTGTCGTTTCTGCATTATCAAGAGTATTAAAATTGATAGAACCGACATAGTTTGGGAAAATGTCGCGGAATTTAATTCGGAATCTTGGATTATTTTTGTTTGAATAAATTACAAGAGTTCCGTCAGTATACACTGCAGGTCTTCTATTTGTTGCCAAACTTTGATCAAATCCTGATCTTGTTGTTCGAGCCAAATTCACATATTCTTCAAAATCAGTAGGAAATGTTGCAGAACGAATCCAATCGTGCAACTCAAACCATGGACTTAAATCTTCATTGACAAGAAACTGAGTGTTGAAGGTATCATAAATTGCCTTCTCTCCTGGACGAAACAAATCAATGAATGGTGTAAAGTGTTGCACTTCTGTCAATGAAATGCCAGGAAGGCTTGCTGTCTGACAGAAGTATGTCACATTTGGTAATCGATCAAATGTGATTTGAAATTTATGTGGTTGTAATAGATCTGTGTTTACAGGATTTCGCGTGAGTGCTGTCATCTAATGTCCTCCATCACTCATTTATTTAGCGAAATAAAAAAGGGGGAGACTTTCGTCTCCCCCCGAGTCACATTACCTTATTATTTTTATAAGTTTGGTAATACTATTACTGGTTGATGTTCAACACTTGGAATCTACGATAGTAGTAGTTTGTGTCGTTTGCGAGAGCACCAAGACCAGCTGCTGTTGCGAATGGGTTTGCTACGAGACCATAACGTGTCTTGAAGCCGACCTTTGGCTGGTATGTTGTTGGATCAACTGCACGTACCATCTGCAATGGAACGTATGGGCAGTAGAACAAGCCAGCGTCATAAGGTGTTGCACCCTTGTAACCAACAACAGCATAATCTGTACCAGCGACAGAATATGGGTCAACAAACACTTTGATGCGTCCGAAGAGCAATCCAGCGAATGTGTTGCCTGTATCGTCAACCATTAGATTTGTGTTGTTTGTTAGAGCAGAGTTATAGTCCAAAAGACCAGTCATTGAAAGAGCTGATGCAACATCGGTTGAAACGATGAGCATGTTGCCCTTGCCGCGACGGGTATCTTTTGCGATCTTATTAGCAGCACGCTCAACGGCGAACAAGAGTGACTTGTACTTTTCTACCTGCCAGCGACCGCTTGTGTCGGCTGAAGAAGATAGGTTGAATTGTGCTGTTGATAGACCTACGATACCGATGTTTGCTGTTGCATAGATCGTACGGACAACTTCGCGGTTGATTTCTGCAAGAATTTCAGTTGACAAAATATTTGTCAATTCTGTTTCTGCATCGAGACCGTGGATTGCCTTGAGATCTTGTGCAAGTTCTAGCGTATAGGCTGCTTGCAAACCGCGTGACTTTGCTGTAACAGCAACGCGATCGATTTGGAAGCCCATATATTCTAGAGTCTTGTCTTCTGCAACTGCAGTTGTCATACCTGTACCAGTGTTGGCTAGGGTGACGTTTGCAATGTTTGCGTTCAATGTTGCAAGTGGGTTTGCACCAGCAGCACCAGCATAATGGGTGTTTGCTTCGTTATAGAGAGCTTCACCTGTCATTGCTGTTGCGTTGGCGTATTGTGAACGCATTGCGAAAATCAAACCTGTTGGACCAGTCATTGGCTGAACGCCGCAGATGTCATAAGCCATTAGGTTTGGTAGTGCACGACGTACGAGACCAATTAGAACTGGATCAAATCCAGCAACTGGTGCACCTGCTGCGCCTGCAAGACCATTTGGTGAGCCTGTTCCCATAGCGTTAGCTGGGGATGCTTCCCATAGGTTTTGCATTGAACGAGCTTCTTCTTGTAGAGCACGCTCTTGATTTTCTAGAACGAGAGCAGTAACTGCGCGCTTGTAAGGGTCGCTGATTGCTGGGAGTTCTGGGTGATCAAGAACTGGTGCCCACTTCTTTGCATATGTTTCGTTAATATACATTTAGTGTTTCCTCAGTTAAATTAAATTAGGCTTTTGGAGCCGTTTTTGCGATTGCTTTGACATAACGAGCCATAATATTATTGGTTTGTTCTACTTCTGGTTCTTCATTAAGCATTGCTTGTTGAATTTCCTTTACCTCACTTTTCACTTTACCGACTGGGAAGTAGTTCTCGCGAATTACTGCGAGTTTGCTATTAAACTCACCTTCTGTGGTGAACTCCACGCCCTCTGCGAGCGATTTCATTTTCTCGACCTGTACTTCGGTTAGTCCTTCACAGATCTTGCGAATTGCTTCATTTCTCTTTGCAACGTTAAGTTCCTCTGTAAGAGCAGTGATCTTAGCATCAGCATCTGATGCAAGAGTTGTGACTGCTTCTTCGAGTTCTGCAACGCGAACTGCTAGAGTTTCTGCAACCTCAACCTTCTCTTCTGGGATCTCGATGTAGTGTTCTGCAAAGAGATTCTTGAGACCGTTGATAAAGTCTTCCGTCAATTCAGAACGGAGACCTGCTTCGATTGCAACTTTATTTTCTTCCATCCATTGCTCAACAACATAGTTTAGATATTCATCTACTTGTTCAGCTAGTTGTGTTTGCATTGCTTCATATGCTTCAGCAAGAATTTGATCATTCTCTGCTGCCATATCTTCAACGATTGATTCAACGCGAGAATTTACGGCTGCTTCAAAAATCGTTGTTGCTTTTGTGCGGAATTCTTCGGATAGAGATTCGCCATTGAAGAGAGCATCAACGTCTTCAGCCATTGACTTGCTGTGCTTCTTGACCATGTCTTTCTTCCAGGCTTCTTTCATTTCCTTTTCGTCTTCGTCTTCCTCTTCTTCTTCTTCCTCGTCCTTATCTTCATCTTCTTCAGATTCAGCTTCGCCGAGTTTCTTGACAGGAAGTGGCATTGGAACCTTTGTGCCGCCTTCTGCGACAACTTCGCCTTCGATTTCTGTTTCTTCAGTCTTATATTCGCCAGCATCTACTGGATTCTTCTTAAGACCTTCTCCTTCGTCAGCGAGTTTCTTAGCATCTGAACCAGGAAGTTTCTTCATTGGTTCTGCTGGAACACCTTCGTGACCTGGCTTTGCAGCTGGTTTCATTTCAGCCGATGCTTTAAGACC